GAAGGGATCTTCAAACCCATCAGTCGTGATTCTGACTGATGGCCAAGAGAATGCTAGTCACAAGTTCACCAAGGCTCATATCAAGGACCTTATTGAGCAAAAGACCAAGGATGGTTGGACGTTTGCGTACCTGGGCGCCAACCAGGATGCGTTTGCTGAGGCGGGTTCAATCGGCATCGCACCTGGGTGCACGATGAACTACGATGCGACCCGCACACCGGACGCCATGCGCGTCCTCAGTGCCGCCATGTCGTGCCAGGCTTCGGGACAGTCTCAGACCGTTGATCTAAAACTGTAATTTACTTATTGAAAACCTTGGCGGCTCCGGCCTGCGCCTGCTCAAGGTTCTGAACCGCCTCAAGCTGAGCGCTTAAAACCGATGCTGCGGGCACACCAGTCGCCATCCCGCCGGCATCACCTCCCGAGGCCGCACCGCGATTCGCGAAAACACCAATCATGCTTGCGATCACTCCGATGATGGCGAAGACCAACACCATGCATGACCAGTAAAAGTTCAGATCACGTGGCTTCTGTTCCTTGTTGTAGGTGAAAATCGTAATAGCCGCCTGAGCGAGCAGTGTCACCGACAGACACAGGAACACCACGGAAAGGATAAGGGGCATCATTATATTATTTTATGTATATTATTTTTTTTCCAAGAACCTTTTGCGTCTGCCGCCGAGCCGACTCAAAATTCGGCTTGGACCACAAAAGCCACCGCGACCAAAAGCCAGCCGTCTTGGCTCCTGAGCGCGTCCAATTCTCCCGCCGCGACCGAAGCCCACTCGCAGATCCTGCGTGCCGCGAAACGTACCTCTTCATGCGTTTGAAATCCCCGTGTATAGTGTAATCTGAAAACCCTTTGAGACCAAACCGCACTTTGGCCCCGTCTGGGAAGATGGCCATGAACTTGTGCACACCGTTGTCCGCTTTGCGCAGCGTCACTGCCATACTTTTAACGTAGAGAAATTCGTACAGATACGTAAATAAGCAGGGTTAAAATGAGGATGTTGAAAACAACATAACCTGTGATAAAAGGAAACACGGTGTCCCTTAGTGTATTATTTTCAAGAACCATATTGAGCATCTGCTTACTTAGAGATTCTTCAGTTTCTTCATCCATGGATAGATACTTTAAGAGACCCCAACAAAAATCTAGCCACGAATTCACGAAGCTCGGACCGGCTGTGTGCGTATTTGGCAAGTCGGGTATCGGGAAGACGTGGACCGTACACGACTCCCTGGATCCCTGTATTGAAATTACATCTGAAATTCTCCGAAGCAAACAAGAGACCCTACAATTTCTAGACAAAATTCATGGAACGAATATACCAGTGATTATAGACGAGTACGAATGCATACATGATCTCGTGGGTCTGAGGGAGATCACCAAGCCTCCGACAAATGGTATTTTTATTGTAATTTCCCAGATCCCGGTAAAATTTGATTTTGAAATAGCAACCTATGATTTTCCTGTACCTGATGAAGAGAGTATAAAGAGTCTGTTTCCAGAAGCCACGGATGAGGTTATCCGAAAATCAAAGGGTGACTTGCGCTATGTGATTCAAAGCCTTGAATTCAGAACCGATGAAAAGGATGAGTTTCAAGGAGCCAGAGATTTTATAGAAAGCCTAGTGTCTAACAGGTCGTCTGTAAATCCATGTAAGTATATAGGTCACCCTGTTCACGAGCCTGGAAATGTCACTGCAATTTTACATGAAAATTATGTAGACTCTAAAAAATGCAACCCAGAATCAATCACACAGCATATGAGTGATGCACTGGTTTTTGAGGATGCAATTTACAAGGGAAATTGGGATCTTTACCCCTATTACAATATGTTGGGGTGTATCCTTCCTGCAGTTGAAATTGGACACTCGCTCAAACCCCCTCTGCGCCCTGGCTCTGTATGGACCAAGTACCAAAGCGCGTGCGCGAGGGAAAAGCGACTCAAGACGGTCTCTCAACGCGTACCTGGGAAGCGTCTTTCAATGGATGAGATCCTGATGTTGCGTGACTATGCTGAGCACGGGAACATAGAAATACTGAAAGAGTACGGACTCAAGTCCCAGGACCTTGATGTGATGAATCACCTTACGTACGACATCAAAACGAGTCTGCGGTCAAAGATCAAAGTTCGGAATCTTTCAGCCCTCAAAAAGGAATTGACTTAAACACGTCGCTGGTAGTTTACGTAAGAAATGAACTGTCCTTGTCATGAGATTGAGGAGGAGTCCTTTGTCAAGGTTCAGGGGTCCGATGTGTACTTTCACTGCGAGGTTGCCGAGGTGACCGTCCTAGAACTGAATATGAAACTGAAAAAATTGGCCCTAGAGCTCAATCACAAGTACCTCGACTTGGGTATCAAAGGGCGCCCTGAAATTCGCATATGGATTCGGAGTGACGGCGGCGACCTCCACTCGGGCCTGAGCGCCATGGACTGTATCCGGGCGCTTTCCAAGCGCGTCAAGATTCGCACCATCGCTGACGGCGTGTGCTCGTCGGCCGCCACGTTCATTCTTTTGGGTGGCAGGACTCGGCACATGACTGAGAATTCGTACATATTGATTCATCAACTCAATATGGACGGAACCTGGGGGAAGTTTGAGGACTTCAAGGATCAGATGGAGAATCTGTCTCAATTTATGGAACGATTTAAGGATATTTATACGCGCGAAACCAAGATTCCTGAGAAGGATCTCAAAAAGCTGCTGAAGCGTGATGTGTACATGGACGCGGACAAGTGTTTGGATTGGTTCGTAGTGGACTCTATTTGGTCTTAGGGGCACACTTGCTGCGCAACTGGGACTTACTCCTCCTTCGTACCTGGCTCTGGGATCGCATCACTCGCGGCAACCGCCTCAATGATTGTAGGGGCCGACTCGGCTGATGCTGGCTTGGCGGCCAAAATATCTGGGATCTTGATTGACCCCTTCTGGAACTTCTCGGTAAACTTCTTGTACAGGAAGTAACCAATCACAAGAACGGCAACAATAGCCACAATGTTGAAGATGTTAAAGGGGGACTTGGCCTTGATGTCCTGAATAACAGTGCGCTTGATGTGATCAACGACTGGAGCGCTCATTACTAAAAAAACGTGTTTTTTTCAGGCCAGGTGGGCGCGGTCCCCATGGCTTGTAAGAAAAAATGGAGGTTTCACAAGCGTGGCATGATTTTGACATTCTGAGGAATACCCATGTTTCTGAAACCATTCACAAGGAATCCGAATACTTTTGTAGTTCGTGTGGTGGCTTCAAGGCTTTTGACGGCCTGGAGATTGACCTGCCAACCTGTACTGTATGTGGGATAGTGGACGACGCGTACGTATCTGACGAGCCCGAGTGGCACTCGGGTGCCGATGCGGGAACTGCCGATCCCTCTCGCGTAGGCATCCCTACGAACACTGACCACTTTTCGGCCGCCTGGTCACAGACAACCTACATGACCGTCCCCAGATGGGGGCCGTCGGCTCAAAAGCGCCTTGCACGAATCAACCACCACTCGTCCATGAATCACAGAGACCGCGCCTTGTTTCACGCCTATGCAGAACTTGATCACATAGGCAAAACAATTCTCAAGCTTCCAGAGGCTGTTATGTACTCTGTAAAGATCAAGTACAAGGCGTTCAACGAGGCTGTCCTGACCCGCGGTGCCGTCAGGAGCGGTATCAAGGCCAACTGCATCTTTCAAGCGTGTCGTGAGTTCAACGTGGCCCGAACCACTCAGGAAATCGCCGCCGCGTTTGGAATTCCGTCACGTGACATCTCCCGAACATTTGATATGTATCAAGAGAAGCTTCCCGAGACGACGGTCCACATCACCACACCGGCGGATCTTGTGAGTCGGTTTTTCAACGAGATAACAACCATCTCCGACGGCGAGCGTGGCAAGCTGAAAATGAAGGTCATTGCCAAGTGCAAGTCTTTGGAGGACACCGTGGAGCTCATGGGGCGCACTCCGAAGGCGATTGCGTGCGCGGTGATCGCGAGTGTACTCAAAGGGGTCCAAGGCGCGCCGGACCGACAGACCCTTTGTAGAATTTGCGACATTTCCGTACCCACCTTGTCAAAGATTGAGGCTATTTTGAATAGTTAAGGACTTTGAGCAATTTTTCTGTAATGAGCCAGGTTGTCCTATTCGTAAGCACGCCATGCTACGGGGGTGTGTGTCTGCAGGCCTACGCCGAGTCCATGCTTCGTCTCCAACGCACCTGCGCCGCCCATGGTATGCAGATGATGCTTGACACGACTGAGAATGAGTCTCTCGTTCACAGGGCCCGAAACCTTGCAGTGGCGCGCTTTTACCAGAAGACACAGGCGACCCACTTTTTGTTTATTGACGCAGATGTTCACTTTGACCCCGAGTCTGTGATTCGTCTGATCAAGTCTGAGCACGAAGTGGCGGTGGCTGCATATCCCAAGAAGTGCGTGATGTGGGACCAGGCTGAGGCGTACGTCAACTCGGGGAAGGAGGGGCGTGATCTTGCGCGCGTCGCGTCATCTCTCGTGATGAACTTCCGGTACCAGCAGACCCAGATCAAGGATGGGTTCGCAGAGGTTCTGGACGGCCCCACCGGCTTCATGCTCATCAAGCGTGACGTGTTTACAAAGATGTTCGCCAAGTATCCGGAGCTGAATTGTGTGAATGATCACCAGAACAAGGATCTTGACGAGTACGTGGCTGTGTTTGACTGCATGATTGACCCGGTGAGCCGTCGTTACCTCTCGGAGGACTATGCATTCTGTCGCCGTTGGCAGCAGATGGATGGCAAGATTTTCGCCGACTGTTTGACCGTTCTAGGCCACGTGGGAAACATTCGGTTCCAGGGGACACTTGAGGAGAGGCTTAAGGCTTAAATTCACATGAATAATAATGACGGTCCTCCACGTATGTATGGTCACGCGAAACAAATCCATTAGCGCTACGACCCTCCATACCGCCATGAACATCCATATGTTGTGTATGATGAAGGGAATGCATCTGGAAGTTCATTTTGTGGAGGACAAGACCACGCTGCCAAAGCTCATGAAATCTGGCGAGCGTATTTTTTGGATGGACTACGGCACCAATTTAAATAATGAAATTCTGAGCAAGGTTGTTGACCCGTTTGACAAGGGGGTGCAGATCCTCGTGTTCCCGTCAGTCAAGGAGGGCATCAACTGGGAAAACTTCAAAAAGAAGACTCGTGCGGGGTCAAAGGAGAATAGTGGACAGCGGGGCCTGGAATTTGATACGACCGTCGGTCGGAAGCTCGCGGACGGCCTCTACGAGTGCGAAAAGACGGAGGCGCGCGTGTGGGTCATGGACTCCAAGCCCGTTGACAAGAAGCTTCGGGGTGGCAAGGAGACCATCAAGGTTCCATATGACGATAACGAAGCGATGTTCGCGTCCCTCCGGAATTTGGGTATTAAAATTGGTGTCGCGTCCGAGGCAATCGTCGTGTGCCACTTTGTTCATGAATGCTTTGGAAACATCCTAGAGGCTGCAGGTGTTGAACTTCAGCCTTAGAGAATAGACACTTATAATTTACAACTAAAATGGAGGTGAAGGAATTCATCTCAAAGGTCTGGAACTCTTCAGACCTTGAGAGATTTCCGGGGCCTCAACCCGTCTCCATAGAACGGAGACACTTCCCTCTCCTCAAACGCCAGCCGTATATGGTGTGTGAAAAGACGGATGGAGTTCGCCATTTCCTAGTATCTTTTGAAGGTGGTGTGTTTATAGTAAACCGCGCTTTTCACTGCGAGCCTGTGAAGATCAGGGTTCCGAAAGACACCCTATTGGATGGTGAACTCGTGCAATTTAAAAATAAAAAGTGGGGCTTCATGGTGTATGACGCGGTGATCGTCAAGGGTGAGAGTCTTTTGAATTTTCCTTTGAATTTGCGACTTGACAAAGCAAGGGCAGTTATCAAGGGGATTATCAAAACTGCCCAAGCCCCCTTTGAGATCAAGGTGAAGACCATGACTTATTTGCAAGACTTCAAGTCATTTCCGGATCTAAATTCGTTTGACTATGAGACTGATGGTTTGGTTTTCACCCCCGTGGAAGAGCCTATACGTATGGGGACTCACGAGACTATGTTCAAGTGGAAACCTAGGGAGCGCATCACCATTGATTTTCAGTTGAAAAATGGACGTGAACTTTTTGTACAGGACCGTGGGGTGCCGTTCAAGGAGGCCGAGTTGCATATACGGCACAGAACAGACCTGCCTGAAGGCGCCATAGTGGAGTGTGGGTACGGCGACTTGGGGTGGGTCGTGGAAAAGATCCGGAGCGACAAGACCCACGCCAACAATAGGCGCACATATTTCAGAACAATAATCAACATACGGGAAAACATTCAACTCGCGGAGTTCAACGAGTTCGTCGGCCTGTAAAACGCGAGGTAAAACTCGCCTCGGAGACTTTGTATTTGAGGGACCTCGCGCACACTTTCGTCATCCTTGATATACCATTTATCAAACCTTTTCACAAGCAAAGCATAGTGTCCCCCGTTCTTGTGTCCCTGATGCAGCACGCATGCAAATAGTTTACGTCCCTCAAAATCAAGAGGAATTTCAATAGGAAATTTGTAATCGTACATTGAAAATGAAAAGCTTATAAACTTTGGCCATTTCTCTATACGATTGCGCACCATTGCAGCCTCATATGTCTTTCCCCGTTCGTCTTTGTAATTTTCAATAGGAATAGGTTCAATACGATCTTCCAAGAGGTCTTGCAGCCGGCACGGTTCAGACACGTCCAACAGCAGGGTCGTGAAAGGTGTGCGGATGGTGGACATTCCATCCTCCCACATGGTTTCTTGCGCCTCGGTTCCGTTAAACAGGTCCATGACGAATTCTTTACCAATTGACTGCTCAAACAGGTCAATGAGGTGCAGAATAACCTCCTGGGCGTCGTGTTGCTGTCCATCGGCGAAATCAGGGAATCTGATCCTAAAAGCCCCTATGAGGTCACTCGGGCTCACGGGGTCAGTCTTTCCTTTAACAAATAACTGTTTCACTATTTTTTGATATTCTCTAGTGACGTCACAAGGGCCCTCGTACTCGTGATCAAAAAAGTGTTTTGTGAGCGGAGGGACGTGGGCAAGGCACTGTACAGCAGTATTGAAATAACACGTGTTTCCGAGGTTCCAAAGACCTCGCATCCTCTTAGAGGATACGCGCTTTTGTTCTATAAATGAATATCGCACCCGGATCCAATCCGATGGCGAAGCCTCTCTTTGATAAGTGGGAGTCCATCATTGAGAACCACAAGTCCAAGCCTAATATTGAGATTGAAATCCGTTTCGGTCGCAAGTCGGGCAACAAGTTTGATACGAATGTTGGCCGGCACAGTTTTGAAAAGGCTCTGCAGGCCCTTGAAAAGTACGACGGATGGGAGTCCAAAAACCATTCCAATTCCACCGTGTACTACTTTTCAGGTGACAAGCGCCTCACTGTCAACGAGGACACCGACGAGCAGGTGGGCCAGGTCAAGACTCGTGTCAAGGTTGATGATGTGGAGCTCCAGGACCAGCCCCTTGACGTGCGGCTGGGTGTGAGTACAGAGGTGCCTTTTGAATACGATGGAGAAGAGACGAGTACCGAGCAGAAGACCAAGGAGCGTTGGTCTTTCGTACGGAAGAATCTTGTGATTGATATGACCATCGTCAAGGGCACCCCTGATGACAAGGACTCTGACGATGACACCACTTATCAAATTGAAATGGAAATTGTTGACCCCTCTCAAATTCAAAACAAAAATGAACTGTTCAATATGCTGTACAAAGTGTTTGACTTGTTGAAGTGCATCTAATTAACCGCAACATACTTGAGCCAATTGTTACGGAACTTGGCGTTGAGACCCGCGCGCGCCAACCCCGACCACGTGTACGTGTTTTTGGCTCCTGTGGGCAGACCCATGTTCGCGATGGCGTTATTTAGATTCTTTATTGATGCGCGATTCGTGGGAAGGGCGTACTCCTTCTGGAGCCGGGGGCTCTTTGACGCGTTGTACTTTTTGGGCTTGGGGCTCTTTTTGGGCGGAGGCGTTCTCTTGGGGATATTAGGCGTCTTGCGAGGCTTGGGCACGTAAGCAGGGATGACGCGCTTCTCACCCGTGATGGCGTTCTCCACCTCGCGAGCGGCACGAGCCGGGCTCATGGGCACCTCCCGGTTTATCCAGCCTCTGATCGCCGCCTTCATGTTCTTCTGAGAAGGTTTGGGTTTCTGAAATGCTAGGCGAGTCACCAAGTTTTTATAGGCTTGAACCTTGTTGGCTGGCATCCAATTTGGAACCTGAATTCTCCCTGTGTAACGCGCCTTGGGCGCCTCATTGGAGCGGTTGGCTATCGTCTCCTTCACAAATTTCTTGTATGCCCGGTTGATATTCGCCTTGAGGGGCTTTCCTCGTGTGCCAACTGGCAGTTTGCCATAGATCTTCATAAAGAGACCCTCGTTGCCGGTGCGCGACATGTTCCCGAGGTTTGAGCCAAGTCGTGCAGCGTACTCAAACTCCAGAGCCTCCATATTGTTGTTTGAACCGGCAGATGATGGGCTCGGGGTCGCCTTTCTCACCGGGCTTGGCGCTTTGGTGACGGACGTCTTCTTACCTGCTACATAGGCCCTGAGAGTATTGAACTTGTTAGCCTTGGTAGTCGCGTTGAATTCTCCATGTAAATTAGAGGGCAAGAGAGCCTTGGCAATCTTGTTTTGCTCATCAGCGGGTAGAGTTGCCCATGCACGTCTGGTCTGGATACCCTGGCTCGTAGTCTTTTCCACGCGGCCATTATTCAGGAGGCGATAGTACATGCCGTTGACAACCAGATTGGCATTCCGTATAGGTTTGTAAACGCCCGCCTTGTTCTGAATGAGGCCTACGAGGTTTGTTGGTGTCATCTTGGTGTTCGCCTCTGCGATGCCCATGTTTCGCGCAACACCCAAAAGCTCCGCCTTGGTCAGACGGGTCGCTTGGCGATTGTTGATGCGCAGGATCTTGTTCAGTCCCATGGTGACCAAGTGCTGCAGGCCTGGTTTGAACGCCTCGTTTCCGAACGTCACAACGTTCGTCTTGACGTTGGCGGGAATTTTGAATATGGCTCTGACTGCCGCAGGTATGTTGCGTCCCGCGTCCGTATATGTCTTTATCACAGTCTTGCGGCCAGATGCCAAACCGGCCGGAATTGCGAACCAATAGGGCTGCTTACCTGGGCCTGGACGAACGTAGTAGCCCTCTTTGGTCGCGTTCCAGCTCGGCGCGCGCCGGTTCTTTGGGGCGGCGGGAGTCGCCTGCCGCTCCGGCGCCTCTTCGATAGGGATGCCCAGGTTTCTGAAAATCTTGCGCGTGTGCGCCGGAACGTTCACACCTGCATTGGCGTAGGATTTCGCGACCATGACGGCGTTCTTTTTAGAGAGGCCCATAGGTCCACGATTCACCGTCTCACCCGACTGAAGCTCCTTCTCCATCTTGCGCCACTTGTAAAGACGGGGCTTGCCGTTGGTGCCCGGGCGCACGTAAAAGCCGTGAGGGGGCTTGGCGTTCCAAGAGCTAGCGAGCGGATAACGATTCGCCAACTTGGCTTTTTTGGCATTGGAGTTTCCACCCTTGGCGGGTTTCTTTATGGCTGGGGATGTCCCCATATTGAACGCTAAAAATGGAACCACATCGTATTTTGTGAAGAATTCTTTGAAGAGTTGCTTAGGGGCCTCACGTTCGGACGGATCCTTGATGCCCGTGAAAAGAACGGTGCCATTCTTGAAGAATTGATAGGTCCATTTGGGGTTTTTGAGCTTGAGCACAACTGCGGGTACACTCGCTTCGGGCGTGTATCGCACAGACTCGCGCATGGTGGCCGGGAGCTTTGCAAGCTCGTCTTTTAAATCTTCAAGAGCAAATGGTTTATTCACGTAGAAAATTCCATCAATCTTTTTATAGGTTGGAGGAGCACCAAGCAGCAACTTCGGGGCCCAGCCGTTCTTAACTATCGCCAAGAGAGCCTCTTCGTAATTGCCGAGACCCATGACGTCAAAGTAATTCTCAGTAAAGACGATTGTTTGCTGACCTTTTTTGGCCACAATCTTGGCGACTCCATCAGCGTCACCTATCCACCGCCCGTTGTCCCACCGGACTACAGGTTTCTTGAAGGTGGTCTTATATCCCATAATCTCAGAGAAACCCTTGGGAGCCGATTGAAATACTGAAAGAAAATTGGTCGGCAATTTAAATGTAACTATTTTGGCGGTAAGGATGGAGGGTGAAACCTTCCAGCTTCCTTGGCTGTTTGAAAAAACGCGCTTGGATCGCCATAGTTTTTGAAACTTGACGATCCGAGCGTGCTGCATACGCTCCTGCTCGGCGAGCGGGTCCATTACTATTTTCCTATATTTTATTCCACAGACAAAAAGTCTAGACCGAAAATGAAAGGCTGGGTGGAGTACGCGTTCCCATTGTAAATCTTTGAATCCACACGCACTTCCAGATCGCGTGCACTGAACGGCCCAGCGTAAAAGTCCTGATTGAACTTGAAGCTGCCCAGGTTGTTCTCCTTGCAGTGCTGATTGAAACGTGCGATGAACTCGCGTTGAGGGACAAACAGGTCCGTGCCGAACCGAAGCTTCTCGGAGCACAGGAAGTGTTGCAGAGAGTTTGTAACGGTCGCCACCTGGTTCCGTACTTGGACAAAATACTTGGGGAGGACGTTCCAGATATCCTTTGAAGCGTACTTGTGTGAGTAGTCAAGATAGGCCCGCAGACACTTGCACAAAATTGCGGGCATCTCAGTCTCCAACTTGGCGTCCAAATGGGGATCAGCCACGTCAGCTGCGATTTGCCGGCCAAAGTTCAGAGTCGCGAGGCGGCGGAGGATGGACCCAGAGTTATCCTTCCAGTTGGGCACCTCATTTCCACCCAGGATTCCGGGCGTCTTCCACTGCACGCTAAGCGCCGTCTCGTTTTTGCGCGCAACTGAAAGATCCTCACCGGACACTAGAGACTGAAACTCCGCCTGCTCAAGTGACAGGTCACCCTTGATCTCTGGACTAATGAACATGAAACCCTTGTAAATACTCTGAAGTCCAAACTTCTTTTCAATATTGTTTGAGAGCGTCGCAACGTCCTCGCACTCGTAAAACTTGCGAGCCACCTTTGTGATGAGTGTGGACTTTCCAGATTGAGCAATTCCTTTCAGAAATGGAATAATCTGCCAGCCATCCAGTTCGTTCACGTCAAAGCACAGCCGCCCCATGAAAACGTAGAGCCACCGGCACACGTCCTCATCAAACCGCTGATAGTCCATAACCTTCTGCATATGAGGCGTTGGAATGTGATACCAGTCGGTGAGGTTGTGGTACGGGTCAAACGGCAAGTCAAAGTACTTGCAGCTCACGAGCAACGGATCAAGCTCGTGAAATTCCTTGGTCGTATACTCGTAAAATTTGAAACCAAAAGCTCCGGTCATGGGGTCCCGGTTCTCGTCTATCGGCCGGGAGTCCAACAGACCGTTCTGGAACGACCAGACGTGACGATCCTTTTTGATTTCCTGAAACTGGATATCCTTACAGTTTGATAGATGACGGATGACGTCATGCGCCATGTTTCCGCGATTCGTGAGATTCATCCACATTTCAACGTTATCCTCCTTTTGAGTCTCGTCGTAGACAAAATCCTTGATTTCCTTGATCTGTCTCCACGCACGCGTGTTGTAAATCTCCTTGCAACACTGATCACGGTACCGACGAAACCCCTGCTTGTACGCCTGACGCAGGAGATGGATCAAAAGACTCTGGTAGGAGCTCGCAGCCTCGCCAATGTCAAAGTCCACGTCAGGACTCTCGGCGAGGGGGGAGTTGTGAAACTTGAACTCGGCATCGTTTTCAATAAACTTGTTTACAATCTTTTTGTAAGATTCCTTGAAGCGCTTGATTCGGCGCTCAAACGACATCTTATTACCATTAATGTCCTCTGTTTCCGTATGAGATATCTCAAGGAGCTCGGCGCGTGCGAGCATAAATCCGCAAATATCAATAGTCCGACGCTTATTCACAAGCATACGTTCAAAGTCATCCTTGTCAATGTCAATAGGAAGTCCATAATCGTCCCGCTTGGAACTCGCTGGAAGCCACTTGGTGGCGAGCAAATTGTAGATTTCCTGACGCTTGTCTTCTTTTTGCAAATCAAGGTGTAGATTCTTTTCACAATCGTCCAACTTTGAGTTTAGGTCCTCGGGTGTCCACGAATTGATTTCTTTTTGATACGCACTTCCATCGGCGTGTGGTTGGGCCTTTTTTTGTGTGGTCCCCTTGGTTGCCATTACTAAAACTGCGCGAGACTTTTTTAAGCGGGAGCGAGCACTCCAGTCTCGACTGGTGCTGGCGCGAGTTTGGATACGGCGCTCAGGATTTTCACCAGAATTTTGTTCTGCATTTCAAGATTCAAAGCAATCTTCTCAGCTGCATCAGCGTGGCGCTTGCCGATTTCAGCAATCGTCTCACCGTCCTCGGTCGCAAGTAGGTTACCCAGAGCCTCAAACATATCCATGCCCTCCATCTCATCATCCTCCTCGTCCATCTCATCAAGTTCCTCCTCGGGCTCCTCCATAGGGGGTGGCATTGGCATACGGGCACGAGACATTGTACTATCTCGTGATACTTTCTTGGCGTGAATATTTTCGCACTGTATATTAAAATGCCTGCCGGCGCTCTGATGCAACTTGTCGCATACGGTGCCCAAGACGTGTACCTGACCGGAGATCCCAAGGTGACGTTCTTCCAAACCGCCTACAAGCGTCACACCAATTTCGCCATGGAAACAAGCCAGCAGACGGTGGCTGGTACCGTGAACCCCGGTGGCCTGGCGTCCGTGACCCTGGCTCGCTCAGGAGACCTCGTCGGTGACATGTTCGTCGTGCTACAGCCCACGACCGCCGACTCCGGTCAGCTCACCTCCGATAATGTGGTCAGCGACATGTGCTGGGTGGCCGAGCGTGCATTCACCTCCGTTGAACTCTTTATCGGTGGCCAGTCTATTGACAAGCACTACCAGCTGTGGTTCCGCCTGTACTCCGAGGTTTTCCTGGACGACACCAAGAAGCAGAATTACGGAAAGCTCACGTCGTCACCAGTGCCAAATAACGTCAACCAAACGTCAACGAGCTATGTGTACCTGCCTCTGATCTTCTTCTTCAACCGCAACCCAGGCCTGGACCTGCCCCTGATAGCCCTGCAGTACCACGAGGTCCGCCTGGACTTCACAATCAGCCCCCAGTACGCCAGCTATTTTGGCACGAACCCGTTCGCTGTGTGGGCCAACTACATGTACCTGGACACCACCGAGCGTGAGAAGTTCGCCAAGAAGCCCTCCGAGTATCTGATTGAGCAGGTCCAGTACATCAACGCCGACCCAGTCGGCTCCACCAACGAGAACACTCCCAGTGTGATCCGTATGCAGTACAATCACCCAGTGAAGGAGCTCGTCTGGTGCTACCAGACTTCAGCGCCATCTACCAACCCCAATTCCATGTGGAACTTCTCGTCCGGTGTGTCCAACGTGAACGTGACTGTGGACCCGGCCAAGATTGCGGGCTCCCGCGCCCCTTTCTCCCCAGCCCACATCGGATCGCCACTCCTGTATGTGCCATCCACATTCTCCTCCCCTCTGCTCACCACATCAAACATTGTGGTGACGGACAGTAACATTACGGGTGATACTTTCTTCACTTTCCAGTCTAACGTGGCTTCAGGCAACGTCTTTTGGGTTGAGTCCGGTCTGCCACAGGTGACTTCTAATCTGACGTTTGGCGTGGAGGTGGGTCCTCTCCACCAGTTCAAGCTGATTCTGAACGGCACGGATCGTTTCGTCCCCCAGTACGGCAAGTACTTCAACCAGTACCAGACGTATCAGTATCACTCTGGGACGCCATACCCAGGAATTTACGTCTACTCATTCGCCCTCAAGCCTGAGGAGCTCCAGCCCAGCGGTACGTGCAACTTCTCGCGTATTGACATGGCGCAAGTGGCCGTGAACCTCAAGACGGGTATGCCGAGCTTGAACCAGCGTATGTTCGCGGTCAACTACAACATCCTGCGCGTACAGTCGGGTCTCGGCGGTCTCGCGTTCGCCAACTAATTTTTGAGCTAAATTTTTTTCTCTGGATATAGTACAAAATGGCCGGTGGACTTATGCAGCTCGTTGCTTACGGTGCTCAGGATGTGTATCTGACTGGTCAGCCCAAGGTGACCTTCTTCCAGGCGGTGTACAAGCGTCACACCAACTTCGCCATGGAGAACATTCAGCAGACGGTGAACGGCACCCCCTCCAACGGTGGCCGCGTGTCCGTGACCATTGCCCGCAACGGCGATCTGGTCGGTGACATGTACGTTCGCCTGCAGGCGAACGTACATGTCACC